TAAATTAGGTGGTAGAGGTCTTGCTAAAGGTCTTGGAAAAGGTGTTGGTAAATCTCTTGCTAAGAAGATTCCTTTACTTGGATTGGGACTTGGTGCTGTTTTTGCTGCTCAGAGAGCAATGCAGGGTGATTTCGTTGGTGCTGGTTTGGAATTAGCTTCTGGTGCTGCATCTACTGTTCCTGGTATTGGTACTGCTGGATCTGTTGGTCTTGATGCTGCTTTGATGGCGAGAGATATGACATCCATGGACACTGGGGGTACAATATATCCTGGCAGAACTAATGAGATGCTTAATGTTGGTGGAAGAATGTTTAACTTCAATGAGCCAGGCAATGAAGAGGTGATAAGAGTTGAAAAAGATGGTGCTGATAGTGGTTTAAAGATAGGTGAAGGTATACTTGAGGCACAAAGAAGAAATAAAAGTGCTTTTGCTAAATTGCAAGCAGAAGGTTTTAAACAATATTACGATAGAGGACATGGATGGGATGGATTCTTTGGTGGAGTAACAGAAATTCTTGGTGCTTTTAAGCTACCTGGATTTGGTCATATTTTTGACTTTGGAGATAAGGGTGATGAAAACGGAGATACCAATAACACCATTACTAGTAGTGGAGATTATGGAGAAAAGATGAATGGATTTTTCTCTAAACGAAAGAGTGGTGATGATATGCAAGTTAATGCAGATGGAGTATTTGCGTCACAGATTGGTGGTGTAGTTACTAAAGTTGGTGAGCATGATAAACTTGGTAAATATGTTGATATTGTTAACGAAGAAAGAGGTGTAACTGAAAGAATTGCTGATGTTTCAGAGATAATGCCAGGAATTGAAGTTGGAGCATCAATTGGTGCAGGAGATCCTGTTGCTAAAGGTAATGACGCAGGTATTGTTCATTATCAGATTAGAAATGGTGGAAATACAAATCCAGAAAAATATAAAGCTAAATTTGGATATGGTGGAACTCAAGATCCTACTAAGTTTTTGGAGGGAATCAATTCGGATTCATCCCTTAACAATGTATTAATTAATTCAAATGGTGATTCATCCAATGACTTAAATGCAACATCTTCAGAAGTTGCATTAGCAGGTCAAGCAGGTGCAGGTACAATAATTAATAACATTATTTCTTCTTCGGATAGTGCTGGTGTTGATAATTCTACTACTGTATCAAATCAAGTTGCTTTTGGTTCGTCTAGTGATGATATGGGAGCACATGCATTGAGTAATCTTGCTGCAAAAACATTGGTGGGATAATGGAATTTACTAGTTCAACAGATTTTAGTTTAGAGAGCTTTGCAATCACACCTCATACTGGTGAAACTGAGGATGCAAAGAAATTAATTGCTGGAATAGAATATTCAGAGTCAATTACTAATCCATTTCTGATGGCATCTGCAACAGTAGTTGATAGTGTTGGTTTGTTAAACAGGTTACCTATCAAAGGTGGAGAAAAAGTTGCAATCAAAGTTCTCACCAATATGGGTGAAGAAGAAATTACTTATGAAATGGTGATATGGACTGTTCAAAATCGTTTTGCTGAACAGAAGAAACAAGTATATACTCTTGGATTAATTTCTGCGGAAGCAATTACTAATGAAATTGCTCAAGTTACTGTTGGAACAACTGGCAATCCATATTCAATTATTGGTAATTGTATTAAAACTGATTTGAAGAGTAGTAAAGAACTTTTTGGTGAGAATTCTTTGTTTGAAGTAAAAATGCTTCCAGGTTTAAATAGACCATTTGATTTTTTTGGAAAAATGTGTACTAAGAGTGTTTCTCCACAGGCAAAATTTCAAAGTTCTAATACAGAGAATACAAACGAAACAAAAGAAGAAATTAAGGGAAGTGGTGGATTTTTCTTTTGGGAAACAAGGAAAGGGTATAATTTTTATGCAGTTGATTCATTACTTGCAGATGAAGACAGTGATTTAAAATCAGAAAAATTAGATAGAAAAGCATGGGGTTCTGAACCAGACGAACCTTATACAGAAAGACCTGCTAATGTTGGTGATGGAGGGGATGATAGGTTTACAATTAAAAGATCTGTATTTACATCAGAAGTAAATCTCATGAATACCCTTAGAAAGGGAAAACTATCTACTAAAGTAGCGTTTTTTAATCATTCAACAGGAGGGTATTCTGAGTATCTTTATAGATTAAAAGATAATTATGATAATATGACACATTTAGGTGGACAAGCTATTCTTAGTGAAATACCAATAGGTATTGATAGTAAAGATTTAGGAGATTTCCCATCCAGAACAATGTCTGTTTACATAGACCACGAAACATGGTATAATGAACCAGGAGTTGCTTCTCCAGAACCAGATGACGGTGCTGAAGATCCAACTCCCTATGCTGATTGGCAAAAATATTTTACTGTACAGTCACTTTCTCGTTACCAACTACTACAAAATCAATCATGTACTGTTGTTGTTCCAGGAAATGCAGAAATGTTTGCTGGAGATCTAATTAACATTAGACTTATAAACAAGATGCCAGATGAATTGGTACAAAATACAGATGGTTCTGGACCATATGATACTGAAAGTAGTGGTGAATACTTGATACGTGAAGTAACTCATAGTTATGATCCTACCATGGGTAATAATGGAATGTTTTTAACAACACTTCGTTTAATGAGAGATTCTTACGGTATGAAAAATCAGATATCAGCACATAGCACCTAAATAAATTTACACTCTAATAGAAAACTATGACTAGTATAGAGCAACATATACAGCATGACAAAGAGATCATTGATGATCCAACAAAATCTGCTGCTGCTCGCAGACATGCTAAAGATGAGTTACATGACCTCATAGAATATGAAGAGCATCATCACGATGAGATTGTAGCAGGAGATCACCATGATCCAAATGCACTTGAATTATTTTGTGACCAACATCCAGACGAGCCTGAGTGTTTAGTATACGACGATTAATATGGATGAAGCATTATCACGGCTAATTCCAACTCAACGCATAGGAAACGATGGTTTTACATGGTGGGTTGGACAAGTTGAAGGAACCGCTAGTGACGAAGAAAATAATAAGGGCGGGTACCGTTATAAGGTAAGAATCGTTGGTGATCACACCTCTAATAAAGAGGTTTTACCAACGAAAAATTTGCCGTGGTGTAGCGTAATAATGCCTGTCAATGTACCCTTCATGCCAGGAAATATTGGCGGGGGTCATCCACAATTAGTTAAAGGTTGTTGGGTAACAGGGCACTACTTAGATAATGATAAACAGAAACCTATAATTATGGGTTCTATTGGACCTGTGCCAGGTTCAACAGTAGTGATCAATGATATTGATCCTAATGATAGTGAAGCGTTTAAAACAGGTGTAGGAACTGGAAATTTAGCTCCAAACCCTGTTACAGATGGTGAAGAAGGTAAGGATGGAACTGCTAAAACTGGTGGTGGATTATCTGACGGAACAAAAAGAGGAGATGGTGAACTTAGGGTAGATCTAGGAAAGAAAAAAATAGAATCTATTAAAGATGAACAATGGTGTCAGGTAGTTGCTGAAAAATGCAAAGATGTGGATCTTAAAACACAGATGACCAGTATTATTGGCGAAATGTTGTATCAGATTCAGAATAATAATGGTAATATTGGAAGTTATTATGTTAGTAAAGTTACTGGTAAGGTTAATAATGCTGTAGGAGATGTAAGAGGATATGTAAACAAAGCTATTAGGGTTGTTAGAGAATTCCTTGCTAAAATCAAAGGATTTATTACAACTAAGATAAAAGAAGCAGTTGATGCTTTAGTTAAGGCAGTTCTTAGACCAGGAGAAAGTGGTAATGTCTTGACACCAATCACAGAATTCTTTAATAATATGCTGAAACAACTTGGTTGTTCTATGGCAGATCTTGGAGAAAGATTGATTGAATGGTTAACAAATGTATTAATGAACTATATCAATCAAATATATCGTGCTGCTGTTTGCCAAATTGATGAATTAGTTAATGGTATCATTTCTAAGATACAACAGTTGATGAATAATTTGTTTGATAGTATCTTAGGACCTTTACAAGATATTCTTGGTGCTATTGCTGCTCCATTTGATATGATAGGACAAGCAATTAATTATGTGTTAAAACTTCTTGGTATTTCTTGTTCTGGACCAGATCAGACATGTGCTAAGTATAAGAAAGTATGTACAGATGGTAGTAAAGAAGAATCGGAAGATGATAAGGGTTTCTTAGATGGATTGTTGGAGAGTATTGATAATCTATTTGGCGATACCCCTGCAGATTATACTCAATATGTCTGTGATGAAGCTTATACTGGAAGACCTTTGAATTTAACTACCGTTGGATTTGTTGGAGGAGTACAAGCACCACCAACTAAGGTAACTAAAAAACCCAAAATTGTATATAATATTAGTGATGTAATTGTTACTGAAGGAGATAGTGCTGTCTTTACAGTAACAAGAACTGGATTCCTTGATATTGCATCGTCTGTGAACTTTAAGACTATTAAAAATCAAGGTACTGCAACTGCTGGATCTGATTATCTAGAACAAGATTCTATTTTAGGATTTGCTGTAGGTGAAACAGAAAAGAGTATTTCTATTCAAACATTAGTTGATACTCCAAAAGATTCTGGAGAAACATTTTTTGTTAGGTTGACAAAAAATACTCCAATGGATGGTGTACTTGTTGAGTTTATAAAAAATATTGCTAGATGTACTATTGTTGAGGTAGAATTAAAAGATCCATATGATCCATACAAACCAGAACCAACAGATCCATTTATACCAATTGATGATCCTAATACAGATAATCTTCCGACGGATCCAAATGTAACAGTTGACACGTCTGAAGATGATGATTCATTAACTCCAACATATAATGTTGTTGCGAATAGAAGTACATGTCCTGAAGGTGAGTTTATCATTTACACAATCACTACAACAAATTTACCTAATGGAACCATCTTATACTATAATTTAACTGGAGGTGGTATTACTTCTTCTGATATTATAGGAAATCAACTGAGTGGAAGCTTTATTATTAATGATAGTGAATCAAAAGTAACAGTTGGTATTGAAGAAGATAATAAGATAGAAGATGAGGAGACACTTACTTTCACTATTGCTAGAACAGGAGTAGGTGTAGATGTATTGATTACAACAGATGATGATCAAACCATTGATGATCTTGATGATGGAGTTGGTGATACACCAGAAACAGTGTTTGAGGAATTTCAATCACCTATTGCAAAATTACCAATTACCGATGATAATGGTGGTATTATTGAGATACCAGTTGATAATCCTGGTGATCCTTGGGTAGAACCACCTGTTGTTTTTGTTGGTGGTGAAGGAGTAGGAGCTACTGCAACAGCATTATTAGATGAGGGTGGATTTGTTACAGAAATAAGAGTTCAGTCTCCTGGATATGGTTATAAATTAAATCGTGCATCTGATAATAATGTTAGATGTATTATTGATGCATTTACTATTTTAAGACCAGGAATTGGATATGAAACTGTTCCTGATATGTACGTTAATGGTAAGTTGGGTATTGCAGAAGCGGTTATAGATAATGGATTCGTTGTTGGTGCTCGTATCCTTAATAGAGAGATTACATTTGAAAAATTCCCTGCAATTGATATTGTAGGAGGTGGTGGTTATGGTGCTAAACTACTACCATCACTAGCATGTCTAGATACAGAAGCACTATCCACAGTTGGTGCTACTAAGATTGGTACTGGTAAATATATTGATTGCCCATAATGTCACATCCTGTAGGCGCAAAAGAATATCCTAATAATATCTTCAAGCAGACAACGCCTGATGAAGAACAGTCATTATCAGATCAACCTAGGTTCTGTACTTGGACCAAGGGGTGGTTAACACGATCTGAAATCTATGAGAGAATGTTGCCTGATGGTTTAACTTCTGCTTTAAGGATTGATGGACCCTCAGATAGTGCCTTTTCATTGGATGATAAAGGTAATGTGAGAATTCTTACTGGAAAGAAAACACAAGTAGCTGGAAGTGGTGTACTTGGTATTAAAACATGGGGACAACAACAATTACATAATGAAAGGTCTAATATTCAGTATTGTGCTGGTGGTACAGAGAATGAAGGACAAGCACTTAATATTCTTGCATATGGTGATGTTGTAGAACAAGCAATTGGTGGAACAAGATATATCAAAGCTTCAAAGATTGAAATTACTGCTACAGAAGAACTTGTATTGAACGGTCAAACAATTAAGATACAAGCACAGGGTGATATTGAAATGGGAGCTGCGGCAATCAATACTGTACAAACAAATAAGAAAGAGATAGTATTAGGACAAAACATGAAGTTTGGTGCTGGTGAGGACACTGACTTACAGTTTGATCCTAGATCATCTAAGAATATTGTTTCAACTGGTAATATCAATCACAAAATTCTTGGTGAATATAAAATCAAGAGTTTGCGTCGTATGGAGGTCAATGCTGTCACTGGATTGTTTATGAGTTCACCAGCAACAACCACTATTCAAGGTACATCTGGAATGATAATCAATGGTCCTGGTGGTATGAATCTTAATGCTGCTAAGACCACTTTTGAAACTGCTGATTTAAGCATTACATCAGCAAAGACTAACTTTAAAACCGCTGATTTTGATATTGATTCTGCTAAAGTTGATTTGACTGGTAGTGCAGATGTTTCTATCAGTGGTCTTAATGTCAGAGTTAACTCTGCCACTGCTGGAAAAATTTACCTTAATTAAAAACTATGATTTTTTGGATTGGATTCTTCGTTATGTTCTTCAATGAAGGATTTGTTATGATGCGACACGTATCACCGTTGTTCGCAAGACAGAGGGACAAATTTATTGATAAGTATGGTGCTAATATGTGGTATAGATTCCATGGTACATTAGATTATACTTGG